TGCAGTTGGTGACCAACAACCGCCGCCGTCAGGGCGTGTTGCACACGATCACCTAATAACCTTGCCCCCAAGCCAATGGGGGTTCATACCCTGACCACAGGGGAGAGGAAAATAAGATGTCTACAAATTGGGATTTTGGTGCAGGAGGCACCAATAACGGAAGCGTAGGACTTGGTTCCATTGGCGGGATTTCTCAAGGCATTTATGAGGAGTCCTCTACCCAGAAAGGTCCGTTAGGTGCTTCCCTGGAATTTGATGATGGCCGCAGATTTCGATACACGAAGAGCGCGGCGGGAATTACAATTGGCAATTGCTGCTCCAGCGACTATAGCGATGGCTTGCTGGCCGAGCTTGATTCGACCACTACCGTAAGCGCGACCGCAGGAAACGATTATTTCTCTTTGACCGGAAGTGGGTCTCAGTTTTCCACGACGGCGAATTTCTATGCGGGCGGTTACATCGTTTTCACCGATGGCACGGGTGCGGGTCAATGTTACCGCATCAAGAGTCATACCACGGCAAGTTCGGATAAGATCACTTTTTATCTGTACGATGCCCTCGTTACAGCACCCGTGGCGGCGACCGGTGTTATGATCGTCGGAAATCCGTATGGGGCCGTTCTTACGGCGGATGGCACCAGTTCAGGCGCAGCAACGGATTCTTGGGTTGTTGGTGTTAATCCAATCGCGATTACCAGTGGATATTACTTCTGGGCGCAGACGCGAGGCGTCGCGGCGGTTCAATTTGACGCAGCTACCACCGCTGCTCCGCATTACGGAATGGAGCTGGTGATGAGCGATGCGCACGACGGCCTTGTTGAGGCCAAGCTGGACGCACATGATGGATACCAGACAATCGGACATTATGTGGGTTCAACTGGCGACGATAATGATTACGTCGCAGCGCACTTGTCGATTGAATAAACCAAAGAAGGAGAGGGAGTTTCGGCTCCCTCTCCTTCCTGTACCGAGCCACCGGAGGTGGATACGCTGCTCGTAAATGCGAGCAAGTCCACGCCGGACTCACACCTGCCACGGCCCATGGGCCATGGCGCGAAAGGAATTATGATGACCGAGTCTAATCCTACGGTAGGCGATCAGCAGACTGTAGAGCAGAAGCTGGCCCCGTTGCTCGACCTTTTGAAGGCCGCTGACGGGCAAACCAAAGCAGCGATCCGCAATGCAATTAGCGCGTCTGGCGTGGTTGAACGAGCCAAGCCGAAAACGACCAACGCTGATGCTCGCCGCATCGCCTATTCTGCTGGGGAGATCATTCAGCCTCCAGGATTCGTTCCCAAACCGAGCGATGCCCTTGTGGACCTGCTCGGGATGGAAGCAGCAATGAGCGTGATGGCAGAACGGCACAATGCCGCCGAGGACGGCAACGGTGCAACCACTACGACCACCTCCAGAGAAGCAGAGCAGCTGTATGGCGCCGGCATGGGCTCCGCAGATGACCTGGCAACTATCGCACAAGAGGAGTTTCCGACAGATGTCGCACCCCTCCCGTCAGAATTCACGGGCGACGGGCCGATCGCATCAGAGTAGGCAGCAGGACCAAGCTCCTCGGCAATCAGCAGATCCGACCGCTCGAGGGCAACAGAGGCAAGCGGCCTACGTGTCAGAGGTCGGCCAGTTCGGCCACGTAGAAGCAGAAACCATAGTCGGAAGCTCGACTACCGGATACGTGCAGGTGAACACCCTTACCACCACTCAGCGAAATGCGCTGACGGCGGTAAACGGGATGATCATCTATAACAGCACCGATAGCAAGCTACAAGGCTATCAAGGCGGTGCGTGGGCGAACTTGGCATGACACTTTCGCAAGCTATCACATTGACGCTGGACCGAGCTGGCCTAAACAGCTCCACAACGGCATATAAAGACCAGGCTCGCCGTTACCTGAACATTATCGCCAAGCGCGTTGCTGGGCGCACCAAGTGGTGGTGGTTGCAAAAGTCCACAACCTTCAAGACCACTTTTGACATGACCGTCACTGGCATCAGCGGGGCGTTTGTGCCAGGGGAAGTCATCCAAGGAGGGGGAGGATCCACGGGAACAGGCACTTTGGCCCTGTCCTATGACGTGACCAATACCCCTTTGACGCTTCCATACTACTTCCACACCGCCAGTACCACTGCTTTTTCGGGAACAATTACCGGGGCAGGAGGTGCAAGTGCAACTTTTGCGTCTACGACAGAGACCCGCACCTATCAACTCGACAGCGGCGTGTTGACTCCACATTCCTTCTGGGATGTCACTAACGACACCCCTTTGACATTTCGGGGGTGGGATGTACTGGACGCTTTCGATCCAGACCGCGATGAAACCGGGGGCATGAGTGACATCACCGTAGAGGGCCTTGATGACAACACCGGCAAGATTGTCATTCGCGTCCATCCTGGCCATTCTACAACGAACGAGACTATCCGGTATCGGTATATCCAGTATATCCCAGACTGGACTTCATCCAATGATTCCACTGAGCTGGACAGATGGATCCCTGAGATCTTGCAGTCATGTCTGGTCTTTGGCGCAGCAGAGCTTTACATGCAGGAAAAGGGCGACTCGGACGGTGCGATGGAAAACCGTCAGGAGTACGAGTCCATGATGGACGCTGGACTCGAGACCAATCTCCGCATCTGGGGCAACCGTCAGTGGCGCCGTCAAGGCGTGGCTGGCGATGGGGACAATGTTCCGTTCCGCCATTGGGTGCATGAGGGGAGTCTCGGCTAATGGCTATTCGCCAATCCGATAGTATTCAGTATGGCCCGTTTCTCGATGGGGTCTTCTACGACCGGGACGAGGAGGATGTAACCGAGGCTGGCATTTCCTCCATGCAGAACATGCGGGTGGAAGCCGGCGGTGCCGTGGAGACCCGCAGGGGCACCGCATCCTATAAATCAGAAGATAATATCACTTCTGATCCTACGCTGACGATGTGTTGCGAGTTCACCGTGCCGCCGGCCACTACGTATGTGGTGATCGTCGCTGGCTCGGCCATTTACAAGTATGCATCCACCTGGTCCGCCATCACAGGCTCGGTTTCTATCACCGCTGCCGATGATAATACATTTGAATGGGCTGATTCTAACGGGGTCCTGTATGCAACCAACGGTGTAAATGCTCCATGGAAGTGGACGGGGACAAGCACTGCTGCGGTGGTGCCCTCTTCGACCACCGACCAAGTGGGTACGGCCCAGCACATTGCGTTTTGGGATAATCGTTTGTGGTACGGCAACGAGGGCACCAACTACGACCGACTGTGGTATTCCAATATCGGTGACTCTGACACCATCGGCGCAAGCCAGTTCTACAACATTGGCTATCAGATTACCGGCCTGGTGCCCATGCAGAACAGCCTCACAGTGCATACAGACCACGGAATCCACACATTGGTTCCCACTGGCAATGCCACGATCCCTTACCAGCTCCAGAAGCGCACCGGGGAAGGCACTGTATCCGGCAGGGCGCTAATCAGGCTTCCGCGCAACCGTCAGATGTTCATCCGCAACGACGGCATCTATATGTGGGAGGGCGGCGATGACATTGAGAAAAAGACCTATAACTTCGATTTGGGCTATTGGCCGGATCTTATAAAGTCCCGTTTCAGCCAGACTTTCGGCCTCTACTTCCCAGAAGAAAATGAGGCGTGGTTCTGGGTTCCGTACGGCACGGGCCAGACTAATATGAACCACATCCTTGTCTATTCAGATCGATTCGATATGTGGTATGGTCCCTATAATGGGACCGGTTCGTACTTTACGCGCAATTGCGCAGCTCTGATCGATGACAAGCCTCATGCCGGCACATTAAACGGCTCTGGATCTGTTGGGGGCACCCTTGAGGACCATTGGGCGCAGGATGTTTGGAACGATGATGACAATTCTGCGGATGGAGCGCTCATAAATCAATACTTTGTTACTGGCGCACCCGCTCCAGACGGGTCGGACCAACGGGTTCGATGGCGGTATGCGCGGACCTACTTTGACGCCACGGGCGACTTCAACGTGTCAGTGACTCAGGAAAGCTCGGGCCTCTCAGGCACCACCGAAATTCTGAACGTAAAGGGGGGTGGTTTTGCTCTAAACATTGACAAGACCGATGAGGCGACTCTGGGCACGGTGCGGATG